CGCGATCCCACTCGTCGCGCGTTTTCCAGCTGTGAACGGTCTTCTCTTTCTCGCCGATCAGCGAAGCGATATCGCACACGCGCCAGCCCATCCAGTACAGAAACTTGGCTTGGCGGCGTGGATCTACGTGGAGTTGTTCGGCTACGCTGGTCACCTGAACAGGTTGCCGCGCCACTCGCGCGCGCGACATGGAAAGGCCACGTAGTTCGGCGCGTTACACGCGGACCGCGTTGCTGCGCATTCGCCCTCAATCGACCATGGGTCATCGCATCGAAAACCGATGCGCACCGACACCAGCAGAGGGCGATATGGCCAACAAGACCGACAATAAGAAGCTGCGTTCGAAGTTTTTCCGCGTAGCCGTCGAAGGCGCAACCACCGATGGCCGCGTGATCGAGCGCCAGCACATCGCAGACATGGCCGCTTCCTACGACCCGCAGCTGTATGGCGCCCGCATCTGGGTGGAGCATCTGCGCAGCCTGATGCCCGATGGCCCGTTCAAGGCATACGGTGACGTCCTGGCCGTGAAGGCCGAGGAAGTCGACGTGGGCGGCGTCAAGAAGCTGGCCCTGTTCGCGCAGATCGAACCGACCCCGGCGCTGGTGGCGATGGTCAACAACGACAAGCAGAAGCTCTACACCAGTATCGAGATTGCCCCGAAGTTCGCCGACACCGGCAAGGCATACCTGCAGGGCCTGGCAGTCACCGACACCCCGGCAAGCCTGGGGACCGAAATGCTCGCCTTCGCGGCACAGCATCCGGACGCAAACCCGCTGGCCGGTCGCAAGATCGATGCCGACAACCTGTTCACTGCCGCCGAAGAAGCGCAGATCACCTTCGATGAAATCGAGCAACCGGCACCGCGCAAGAACCGCCTGGCTGTACTGCTCTCGGGCATGGGCCTGATCGCCAAGCCCCCGGCCGCACCCGAGCCGAAGGAGGACGATGCGGATGTCGCCAAATTCGGTCAGCAGCTGCTCGAAACCTTCGCCGAGCAGGATGTCCGCCTCGAAAAGCTTGCGGCCGAGAACCAGAACCTGTCCGCCAAGGTGCAGGCCCTCGCCGGTCAGGTTTCATCCATCCGCGAGACGCTCGACAGCACGCCCCAAACCTTCGCGCAGCGCCCGCCGGTCGCTGGCCCCGGCGGCAGTAAGGCCGGCGACGCCACCGACTGCTGATCCCCAACGGCCCCCTACTCACGGAGCAACGCAATGCGTACCGAAACCCGCACCCATTTCAGCCAGTTCACCCGCCGAGTTGCCGAACTGAACAACGTCGAGACCGCCAGCTTGGCGTTCTCGGTTGAACCGTCCGTGCAGCAGACCATGGAGCAGCGCATCCAGCAGAGCAGCGCGTTCCTGTCGGCGATCAATATGCCCGGCGTCATCGACCTCAAGGGCGAGAAGATCGGCGTAGGCGTCAACGGCACCATCGCCGGCCGCACCGACACCAGCGGCAACGCCGAGCGTACGCCGGCCGATGTGACCGCACTGGACAGCTTCGGCTACGAGTGCGTGCAGACCGACTACGACACGGCGATCCCCTACGCACGCCTTGACGCCTGGGCGCGTCAGCCAAACTTCCAGACCTTCCTGCGCGATTCGATCATCCAGCGCCAGGCGCTGGACCGCATCATGATCGGCTTCAACGGCACCAGCATCGCCAAGACCACCAACCGCGCAACCAATGCGCTGCTGCAGGACGTCAACAAGGGCTGGCTGCAGAAGTACCGCGAGCATGCCGCCAAGCGCGTCATGGCGAAGGGCAAGACCGATGGCGTCTTGCAGATAGGCGGTAGCGACAAGGCGAAGCAGGACTATGCGAACCTCGATTCGCTGGTGATGGACGTGGTGTCCTCGCTGATCGACCCGTGGCACCAGCAGGACCCGGGCCTTGTCGTGGTTCTGGGCCGCGACCTGGTGTTCGACAAGTATTTCCCGATCATCGACAAGGACAACGCGCCCACCGAACAGCTGGCCGCTGACCTGGTGCTGGGCACCAAGCGCATCGGCGGCCTGAAGCCGGTCATCGTGCCTTTCATGCCGTCCAACGCGCTGATGGTCACCTCGCTGGACAACCTGTCGCTGTACTGGCAGATCGGCGGTCGCCGCCGCTACATTCAGGAGCAGCCGCAGAAGAACCGCATCGCGAACTTCGAATCGTCCAACGACGACTACGTGGTCGAGGACTACGGCCGTGGCGCGGTGGTCGAGAACATCAAGGTCGGGGACTAAGCCAATGGCCGATAGCCCCGCCAAGCGCCACCTGCAGCGCGTCGCCGCCGAGGAAGCGGCGGCGCGCTCGGCCGGCAGCGCCCTGATGGAAGGCACCACCGAATACCAGCAGATGCAGCTGCAGCTCGCCCACGACCGTGCCCGCCTGAAACAGATCCAGTCCACGCAGGCCAAGGCGGCGCTCAAGGTCGCGCTGCTGCCGACCTACGGCCCTTACGTTGAAGGCGTGCTTGCCGCCAATCAGGGCGGTGCTGACCTGGTGGTGTCCACCGTCATGCTCTGGAGTCTGGACGCGGGCGAGTATGCCCAAGGGCTGGATCTGGCCGAGTACGTCCTGGCCCATGGCCTGCCGATGCCGGATGAGTTCAGCCGAACGGCTGGGTGCGTGGTTGCCGAAGAAATCGGCGTGGCCGCGCTCAATGCCCAGAAGACCGGCGCTGAGTTCGATCCGGCGGTGCTGACCCGTGCGATGGAACTGACCGAGGGCCAGGATATGCCCGATCAGGTCCGCGCCCGGCTGCTGCTGGCTCGCGCACGCGGCCTGCTTGCAACCGGCACCGAGGCGGCGCCGTTGGATGCTGAGGCTATGTCCACGGCGATTGATGATCTGCGCCGGGCCATCCAGCTGCACGACAGCTGCGGCGGCAAGGAAGACCTCAAGCGCGCCGAGCGCCTGCTGAAGAAGATCGAGGGTAATCAGTCCGACGACTGACCCTCACCCCGAGCGTACCCCGCGACCCCGCCGGCTCGGGGCCGATCACCAGCATCTCTCCCTGGTGTGACGCCCCGACCACCGGCGACCTATCGAGGCAACCATGAGCAGCTTCACCGCCAACACGTCACCTGTCGCCAAACAGCAGCCTGTCACTGCCGGGCCGTTCTGGCCGGAGATCGACGTCGGCGTGCTGCGAGAGTCGGTGCGCGTCGCAGGCGATGTCCCTGCGCCGCGTATGCGGGCCACGGTGGTCATGGCGGTTATGTCCGTCACGCGGGAACTGGAACAGTGGCAGGCGGCCAAGGTGGCCGCCGGTTACGCCACCCTGGGCGATGTGCCGGCACAGGAGGTCGACGGCACATCACGCCTGGTCCAGCTGTATCTGCGCGCCGTGTACTGCGCCACGGCAGTGGAACTGCACGAACGCTACCGCTCCTATGACGCTACGGGCCAGGGCAACCAGCGTGCAGACGATCTGGCGCCCACGATCGATGAGATCCGCCGCGACCTACGCAACGCGATCAGCGACCTGCTGGGCACCCGGCGCGTCACAGTCGAGTTGATCTGATGCGCGTTCATGCCCAGCAAGGCGACACCATCGACCAGCTGTGCTGGCGTCACCTGGGCGCCACGGCGGGCATGACCGAACAGGTGTTCGCGCTGAATCCCGGCCTGTCCTTGCACGGGCCAATCCTTCCGATGGGGACGCCGGTAACGCTGCCGGCCCTCCCCCCATCCCATTTGATCGCCACCGAGCGACCGCTGATCCAGCTCTGGGACTGAAATGACCGAACCAACCTCCCTCACCGGCACCGTAATGGTCGCCACCGGCCTCGGCCTGGCCTCCCTGGTGCCCGGCATCGACGGCGATGCCCTGATTGGCGCCTTTGCCGGGGGCACGTTGTTCGTCGTCTCGGCCAAGGATCTGCCCATCTGGAAGCGCCTTGTCTACCTGATCGTCAGCGTGATCGCCGGATACTACGGCGCCGGCGAGGTGCTGCGCTGGGTGCCGCTGCAGTCCACCGGCATGGCCGCCTTCGCCGCCGCAGCCTGCGGCATCACCGTCACGCTCGGCCTGATTGAGCGCGGCCGAACCTTCGACCTGTCCCGTATCCGTCGCGGAGGGCCACCCAGTGCATAACCTGCTTGTCGTCGCCACCCTGGTCAGCAGTCTCGCCATCTGCGTGCTGCTGATTACCTACCGGCCGGGACCGGATGCCCGGCACCGCATAGGCGTGTCGTGCTGTGCGTGGCTGCTGATCGCCTGTACCGGTGGCCTTGCCATCAACGTCGCATTGTTTGGCGCAGCCGCACACGTCAGCGTGTGGCAGCTGGGCCTGTTGCTTGTCCTACTGTTGGTGACCTACCGCGCCC